ATGATTCGATTATCCTCAATAAAGTTCTTTTTTATATCAGACTGAAGAGCAGATATTAAATCATCAGTAGACTCAGGTTTAATTTCACCAGCGTTTTTAAAGTAATGCATTCTTGCTTTAGTGAGCAATCTCTCACGCAAGTTTGCATTAAAGCTAGTTTCTGGAAAATTCTTAACAACAAATTCTGTAGCGTCTTTTACACCTTCTCCTTTAAAGTAATCATCCATCTTTGCTTTAAGTGCGGGATTGCCCATAGTCATTTTTATTTTTTGCATATGAACAGCTAAGGCAGTTGGGTCAGGATTCATTTGGCTAAATGAAACAGCTTCATCCATTAAGGTTCTTTGACTTGAGTTAAGCGAAGAAGATCCTCGTGACTCAGCAGGTAGCCCTTGATCTGTTACAAACTCAGAAGCCTTTGCGTAAGTTACAAGAACTCTTTTGACCTTATCAGATTCAGTAATGTTTCCATCAAGAAAAGCCTTAATGGTATCTACTTGAATTTGAGGCCAGATAGTAGAAGACGTTTGAGAAAGTATTGCAGTTAATGGTGCATATTCAGGCTCATCATATTTTGAGTTAGTAAAAAAATCGTTAGGTACTTTTAAAATCTTTTGAAGATTAATACGATCCTTTTCAGTTGTTTCTCCAAGCGTACCATCAATAGCATCTCTTAGAAGCTTATCCTCAGAAGCAATCTTTACATTAAGATTGTATCGTCTTTTTGCCCCATCGCTATATCTTTCTACAGATGCGCCATATGCAGATGAATCATCAAACGCCTCTCTAGCCTTATCTATTATGGCTTTTCGCTGAGGACTAACAAGATTGTTAGGATCAACTCCATCCCTAGCATAAAGCGCAGCAGCCTCTATTGCTTTAGGATTAGTCATGCCACCAAACGCAAGCCGAACAAAAGCTTCTGAAGTTTTATTCTTTAATGCACTTTCAAACTTTTCTTTATCACCATCTTGAAGTTCATTTCTATTTAGTTCGTCTATTGAATTTTCTCTAATCAGCTCAATTTGTTCAACACTTTCTGCAGAAGACAAATTAGGAAATGTTCTTCCCTTAAGGTAATCATTATAATCAAGAGCATTATCTGTTTTTCTTTGAAACTCTAAGAAACGAACTTCATTATTTACACCCGCTCCATATGATGTAGCGTCAGTTAAGAACTGAACCTGTCCAGTCTTCTTTGCCATATCAACTAAAACAAGGGCTAAAGATTGCGAGCCTTCATTAAGCTTATTAAAGTTTTCGTCAGTTGTATTTTGCAAATACTTTGTAATGTTAACAACATCTTCAACTGAAGTAGCTTCAGCAAACAAGTTATTAATTACTCCATCTTTAACAACACTTAATCTTTTGAAAGACCCAGATGTAGCAGCTTCTATTTGGCCTTGAGATGCACCTGTCTCTATTAAATTAAGCTGGGTCTGCAAGTCAGTCATATACTTAGAAACTGCGTCTGATGCTGTTCCTGCAACGTTTGAATTAGCGCCGCTAATCATATCAAAGTAGTCATAGTTATTGCTAGACGTAGTGTCTAAATTATCCGCAATGCGTTTGCGCGTTGCCATCTCAGCAGTAAGTCTGGTTTGGTTTAAACCATCTTGTAAAAGCTCAGTGGCAAAAGCAGAGAATGATTCTGTAAAAGTTGCACCCTCAGCACTAAGAGATTTGAATGTGCTCTCAAAGTATTTGCCCTTAAGACCAGATAGATCACCGCTATCTATAGCATTTAAAGCAGCTTCAAGATCAAAGCGTGAGATACCATTTTTTATTGCTTGTCTTTGCTCGTATCTAAACTGACCTCTAACCTTTGCAAGCTGTCTATTCTTAGAATTGCCAATAATTGCATTTGACAGAATAGTGCCAGCAGCAACATTATCTGCGTCCATCTTTTCAGCAGATGCTATTAAATTATCACCAGTAGTATTATCACCAGCAGCAAATGCATCTTCAATATTAAGAGAAGCTTCGGAGTTATTAAACTCATAAAGAATTGAGTCATTACGCTCTTGCCTAGAAATAGCTTGAGATTGAAGCGCCCTATATTTTTGAGACTGAACAGCATTACCAATTCTTAAAATCTCATTCTTAAATACAGTAGACTCTTCTACATTTGACATCTCAGCAATGTAATCAGACATAGCTGCATTAAATGCTTCTGGGCTTCTTCTATTCTGAAGCGCGAGTTCTTTAGATTTGTCCTCAATCTCTGTCGCAATCTCTTGCTCAAAGCGAGAAAGCAAAATACTTTGATAAGCCTTTAAAGCATAACGACCCATTCCTTTTGGCCCATCATATGCTGCTGGCCTTCCAGTTTCTGGATCAAGCGCTGTTATTTCAGAAGCTTCTAAGGCTTGAGCGGAATCAACACCAGCTTCTTTTGCATCTTCCACAGCTCTACGAAACAAGTATTGCTGCGCTTGATTAGCGCTTCTTGCAACTTGCTCACCTACAATCTGACCAGCTGAAGATGATCTAGCTACACCAATAGGCCCAACTTTAAATTGTCTAGCTTCTCTAATAACGGCCATGTTTTTATCCTATGGTCTAGTATCTTTATAGTCAGCAGTTGCTTGAGCCATTGTTGTAAACGCAGCAATGGTTGCGGATTGCCTTTTGGCTCTGCCTTCTATTCTTGTAGTAGTTGCTTGCTGTTGCAGCTTCATTGCTTCAAACACGCCCATCAAATCAGACCTACGAGTGTCTTGAGTAGCAACTTCTTTTTGCCTCTCTAAAAAAGCAGATACAGATCTATCATTTCCTACATCTCTACCCATTGCGGAGAACGCAGCTATGTTTGCTTTGACATTATATCTATACTGCTCAAGCCTATCATTGTGCCTCTGTAAGCTTTCAGTCTTAGCTAACTCTTTTTGAGTTTCTATATTAAAGGCATCAAGCTTTGCCGATTCTTCTGCTGCTCGACCAGCCGCTATCTGACCAACTGCTTGAACACCACCGGCTATAGCCATAATCACTGCTGGGTTCATTATACTATTAACTCCGCTACTATACCGTTTATCTGCAATGATAACGGATCGTTTTGTTCAATGGTTATCTGTGGATCACGACTGTAACCTAAGAGACGGAACTCTTTTTTTCCAGTAAACCCAGTCTCAGTCACAAGTTTATGCCCGTTGACTGTCAGCGAGCGTGCGCTCTTAAGATCAAGAACAACGTTAGTCATACCACGAATAGATCCAGTTGCAGGGCCATTACCCATAGAAGCATCAATCGGATTGGTTACTATCTTTGCAGTAAACTTCACACCCACATACGCATGGGTAAAGCCAAGACCAGCGTAAGCTGTAAGATCAACGTCATCACCAGCATTTACTGTAAAACTGCCAAGATGAGATAGATTAGTTCCATCAGTAACGATTACATCTACCGTGTCACCACTTGAGTACAATGCGCTTACATCAACAAGATTACTTGAGATAGCACCATAAAGATAAAGGTCTAAGCCTACATCACCAGTAAACTCACAGAGTTGCAGCTTATTATCTGAGTCATAGACATTTGCAAACAATCTATCTTCAATGGCTACTACAGAACCAAAGTCACCATTTGTAGTTACTCTAGTCCAAGACGCTCGCTTCTCTGCTCTGTTCGATGAAAACAAAACCAAGTCGCCATTGCCAGATGTAATAGCCGCATAAGAATCAGGAAGACCAAAGCCGCTGTGAACAACAGCCATATACTTAGGATTGCTAATAAGATGAGAAGCAATCGTAGAAACAGCCGTAGAGGTATAAGCCTCTTCACTGTCAGTAAACAAATACTCTCGAACAATCTTACCGTTGCGCTGCACAAAGATCGTAGCACCATCAACAGGCATAGGCTCAATATGCTCAGAGCCGTATGGTGTCTGCTTTCTGATCTGTACGTTTGTTGGCGTAATAGCTTGGTTCAAGTAAGTAGGAACATATAGTTCGCTAGATGCTGTGAAGATCTGCAGGTCACGGTTGGAAACTAAATATCGGATTTCGTTTACATCACCTGTTGCAGCAACCAAAGAGATAGAATCATCATCAGCCGCATCACCCACATCGAAGTTAAAAAAGCTGCCAATCTTGCTAAACCAAATGTTATCTGGCTCTGCAATGCTGCCGCCAAACACTATTCTATTTTGATGAAACTCTACGGCCGCAGGGTATCCTCGCTTTGCTGAAAGGGCTTGCTCATCCCAGTGCAAGCTAGGAGCGTGTGTAACTATTGTTACCTGACCACCGCCATCCTCTGCACTTGAAGCTGCACCACCGGCAGTAAAAGTAAATGTATTTTCATCTATAATACCACTAACAGTTCTAGAGCCGTTTAGATTGCCAGTATTAATACCGCCAGTAGCGCTAGCTCCACTAATAGTAATAGCTTCAGAACCTGAGAAACCGTGAGCAATTTGAGTTACCTCCACAGTAGTGCTGCCATCAATCGTTCTAAACGGATTTAAAACATCCAGTCGAATAGAAAGTTCATCTACAACATTGCCAGTAGCCTGAGTTGCAGACTGAACACTTGTAATAACAATCTCATTCTTACCATAGCGCACAGTTACACCAACATGCAAAGAACTAAGGTAATTACTGCCAGTCTTAGAGCCAGTTGTATCCCAATAAGCAGAGCTTGTTGTTAGAGTAATTCCAGTTCCCGTTGTGGCTGACGGGTCTAACGTTGTGCCATGAGCTTGAAACTTAGAATAAGGTTGGAATGTAACGCTGTTATCTGCGCGTTGGTCAAAGCTATAGGTGCTAATCTCAAAGCTGGTTAAGCTAGTTCTTGTTAGCATTCTTGGCGCAAACAACGGATGACAGATAAACTTTACATCGCCGTACTGTGCTGTTGTGTATTCTTGCAAATACTCTTGATCAAAGGGCAATGCTGCGGCGCTTGTATCCTGAGTAAGCGTAGAAACTAAAGTAACAGTACCGTCTTCAATTCTAAAGCAGCGTACCTTCTGATGCTCTATAGAAATAACGTATTCTTCATTCTCATCAAAGATAAACGGAAACAGGTGTGACTGCTCTGGGTAAGTCGCATTGTAGGTAATGCCATAGTCATAGATGTGCTTTAGGCCAGTGCGCTTCTTAACTGCGCCTTCTGCCATAACAATCATATTTTCTACACGCTGCGCTGATGCTGTATATACGGCAGTATCTACCCTAGACAAAAGGGAATCACTTACTTCACCAAACTGAAAGCTATTGATTGGGACGCGGATCTTTTGCATTAACTGCGCCTTTCAGCAATAAACCTCGATGTGTTCAGCTTGCGTGTGGTCTGCTGCTGTGAGTGCAGCCTACGAGCTTGTATCATTTGGAAGTTAGCTTTTTGCTCCATCAATGAAGCAAGCTGCGAGTCTCTAGCCACAGATACCGCAAGCACCCCAGCCATCATATACTCAACAGCAGTTACAAAGTATGGAGGCCATCCAGACTCATCGGCGCGGAATACATAGTCGGCAATCACAGTATCAGTTTCTACAGCATTGCAGAATACCTTGCTGCCGTAGAGATCATATTTGATAGGATACTCGTTTACTGTAATAGCAGAGAGCATAATAAATTCTGATGGAAGCTGATAAGCCGCTTCAAATCGTCCAGTAGGTGCTTCTACCAAACGGTTAAGAATTGCCTGATCTGTTGCAAAGCGCCACCGAGAGTTAGTCAATGCGGCACGAGCCATATCTTCGTACATTGCAGAGCTTACTGTTGCCTCTGCTGTACCGTCTTCAAAAGACTGAATCGCGTCACCACCAATCAAGAGAGATGCGCGAGAACATATTTTAATCGGTGTGTTTGCTATATCTGGCATGTTAGTATGGGGGCCGAAGCCCCCATCCCTTTATTAATCGCCGTCTGTTTCAACAACGGCAGTGCCGTCTGAAACATCGACTACAGTGCCAGTGTTCGACAGAACATTGACAAAATTGGTTGTTGGGACATTGGTGTCACAAACAATAATCAGGTCACGAACAGCAAGCATATTCGCTGCGCTGTTAAAATAACCTGCTGTGTTCACAGTCGCAATTGCGTCTGCGCTTGTGTACATCCACAAACTTCCGTTTGAGTCACCACCAATTCGAGCTAGTCCACTTGCTGCATAAGCCATTAATCAGCCTCCTAGTTATTATCTAAGACTTCATAGATACCATCGTCATCAATAACGATAGCGCCCATGGACATCATAGATGTTGCAAGGTGTGAGACTTTCTCAGCCACATAGTTTACTTCAGTTTGAACATCAGCATTAATGCCAAGGCCAATTGAAGAAGTGTGGTAAGCAAAGTTTTTACCACCAGCTACAGCTGAAGTTGAGAAGATCTTGAAGCCCAAGAACTCTTTCATTGTCATCCCACCTGCGAATGGCAGATTTTGTGGGCCAACAAAGTCAGAGCTTGCAAACTCATTGATCGCAAACAAGTCAGCAAAACCAGTAGGTGACATTGCTAAGTAGCGCTGTCCGTCTTCTGGAATGTCTGCTGCACCAAATGTTGAGAACAATGTCAACAAGTCAGCTTTCTCAAGAGCAGAACCAGTGTCATGAATTTGAGTGCTGTTAGCGCCCGCGTCCATTGCAGCGATTAAGATCTCATCAGTCTTACGACCCAAAGCAGCAGCGGCAGATTGTGCAACAGCTTGACGCTCGTTGATGTTGATCTTCAACTCGTCCAGCTTGTCAATGTACTCTGGTGCATAAAAGTCAGCCATAGTGGCTTCGACGTTTGTGTGCGCCAGTTCCATTGGAGTTACGTTACCGTTACGTGATTTGGTATTTGCAGTGCCTTTTCCAATTACTTGGAACCGAGCAACCGAGCCAGACACATTGGTAGTACGAACAGTGTTCCGCAGTTTGGAACCCATACGCTGATAAGCCATGTGTACTTCTGTCTCGAACTGCTTGATAAAGGCTTGGTCAATAGTATTAGCCATTTTTCAGTCCTATTATGAAGTTACAGTTGCCAACGGGTGTCCGCTTTTCTACGTCAACAAGGGTATCCTCTCGGGCCTTTCAGTGTATTACGGGCCGTAATGGTCCATCGTAAACACTTTTTCCTTTTGGATTGCAACGCACAAATTCAACATACTTGTTACTATTGTCTTCTATGACACCAACAGGCTCAAAGCCTAACCACACTGCCCAGTCTAACATAAACTCATAGTCAGAGAGCAATGTCATTGTCATCATGTGCTGTGTCTTATCAAAGAAATCTATTAGAAACCTTGATCCTCTAACCGCAGCAATGGTCTGTTCCTTTACTTTATTAGAGAACATAGCAAACATCTGAGGGATTTCTTGATCTTCATTGTACCAAAGGCCACCAATAGCTAGGAATGATTCGCCTTCTTTTCTAGCAAGATAGCACTCAGAAGATTCGTACATCTCATGCATGGCTTGATGAAGATCATTGTGACCAAGCAGAATTAGCTCCCGCTTGTTCTCTTTCGTTAGATTTTCAACCACCTCATCAATGTGGTCTAAAGTAAAAGGGGTCAGATAATACTGGCCCCTTTGAATTATTTTAACTTCTGTAGAGTTGTTGGAATCCATCTTCGACCTGTTTAACGAAGTGTGGGTCACGTTTCGCGGGGTTGAAGTATCGCTCATCTTGCATCATCTCCCTAAGTGATTGCTCTGTTACACCACTTGTAGGCTGTGCAGCCCCAGCAAATGATCCATCCTTCATTGCTTCCATCACTGCTTCCAATGCAATGATACCTTCATGGCTTTCGCACATACGCTCAATTGCTGGCAATGCATCGCTTGGAAAGAACTTGTTGGCAAACATAGATGCGGCTTGAATACGATCATTAGCATTGTCGCCTAGCTTTGCTGACTCAGCTTCTATATCTGGCTGAGAACCATTGATAGCTTCGGCATACATCTCAATGCCCTTCTGAAACTCTTCTTGGCTATAGCCATTTTCAAATGAATGCTCAGACCACCACTTGAGTAAGTCATTATCAACGGCCATGTCTTCGTCAACAACTTCTGGCAATTGATAGTCACCAGCAGTTTCGGGCCTGTCACCGAAAGCTTCTGATTGTATTTCTTCCAAAAGTTTGTTGCGTATATCTTCCTCTTTGCCACCCAGCTTTGACTCAAGTTCTTTATACGCTTTGGCTAGATCTTCGCCTGTATTATACTTCTCAGGCAACCACTCTGGGCGATCTGGAGATTCTGCTTGCTGAACATCTGCTTCTGTTACGAAGTCACGACCATCAGCTTGTGCTGCCTCTATTGCTGCTTCTTCACTCATTTATTCTTACTCCTATGTGAATGTGCAATCCGCTGCTCTATCAAGCCAACAAGATAGCGCTGACCTTCCAGATGTCGCAGTTCTTCTGTAGTCACATTAGGGCCATTTACCATTTCTATAGTAATAGAGCGCAAATAGCGTAAGACTTCTTTACCCACAGGACTTTCAAAGATCTGGGCGATGTTATGGCTTACCTCGGCATCCTTCTCTGATGTCCGCTGTATTCCGTCAATTCCAATGTTAACCTTGTTCGGCAACCATCTGTCCTTGCTGTTGCTGCGCCATTTGCTGCGCTAATGCAGCTATTTGTCTACGCTGTTCTTCATCACGAATCAAGCTCTCTGGCACACCAAATTTCTTAGCAAGGTGAATTGCTGTTTGTTCACCGTCAATTAGAAGCTGCAACATCTCAGGGCCAAAGGCCCCGCCAACTAACTCAAGGAACCTAGCAACGCTAGAAATGTCCTGATTTGCTTGGGCTTGAGCAAGCGGAGATACAGAACGCACTTTAACTTCTCTGCCGTTTACTGTAGGAACTTCTACGCGGCCCTGCTTCTTCAAGATGTATATTACACGCTGAAGTACGGGCTGCACGAGTTCAGCTTGTAACCTTCCGAATGCAGATCCCATACGACGAGATAGGTCAGCCATACGCTCGGCTACTTCCGTTGCTGTTGCTGGCGTTTTGTTGGGATCACCAAGCATGTCATTGTACAATGCACGCTTAATATTCAGACGCATGTCACTCAATACTAGCTGCGCTACATCAAAACGACCTGCTGCTTGTAAAGGCTGAAGCCCAGCAGAACCCATAGCTTTCGGTATGATTGAGCCGGGCACGAGTTGAATCGTGTCAGGGTTGATTACGCCATCATCCTCCATCTGATAGATACCAGAGATAGCCATCTGAGCATTCTCAAGTATAAGTTCAATGGTCAGATTGGTTGTCTTAATAGCAGACAGGGCATTGATAAGCGGCCCACGACCGTAAATCTCACCTGCACACTTAGACCAACGGAAACAAACAAAGGGATTTGATCCAAGTCCATTCATCTGCTTCTTACTCAGACAGGTATTGGTTGTCATACAGATTGCGTAACTTAAGTAAGCCTCTTGGTTTTTCTTAGAGTAGTCGCGGCATACAACCTCAAGGACTGTAGTCTCTCTATCTTGACCCATCATAGATGTAACCTTGGGATCAAATGTCCCGTTAGGATACATCATCTCTAAGTGGTCAAACTTAACCTTCTTACGCTCACGGTAAACATGGTCAATTTTATCGTCGGGGCCAGTATCTAGTACAAGATGAGGAAGCGGTATCGCAGAAAAGATCACTGGGTTGATTGAATCGCCCTCTTCCACGCACAGGACACCAGTCCCGACAGCCAAGTCCATGAATGACTCATGCACTTCTTGGCTAAAGTTAGAGTTCTGTAGAACCTCAAACACATATTCTGTGACTTCATCTAGCTCATTGTTGACGCCCTCACGTTGATCTGGGGGCACTTCGCTACCAGCCATAAGGTCTGCCCAACGCGCAAAGTTAGGAACAATCCCTGACTGTAGCCGACTGGCAAATTCTTGAACACCAACCACAGCAGTTTCATCAAATATCTTTTCGTCTCTACGCTGCCCTCTTTCCTCATAGTAAAAAGATTCACGTTGAGGAAGTGCATACTCATAGCACTCCTCGAACAGCGGAACCCAATTCTCTCTTAGAGCTTTGGCTTTTTGATACGACTTGATGTACTGCTTTGCGATTGGATCTTCAGCCATTAGTCAAACCTACCCAAGAACCCTGTTGATGGTGCTTTAAACAAAGAACGTCTTCCTTTACCACTGCGCATACCAGCACGAGCAGTACGACCTTCTATTGCTTCAGAAATGTCTTCACGTTTTTGTGAAGCGCGCTTTTCTACTTCTTCGCGCTTTGCAATGTCAGCTTCAACACGTTGATCTGCTGCTGCTTCTTTCTCTGCCCTGCTAGGGCCACCGCCTAAACACATGGTAATCTCCTTCGTTTCCCCTTCGTAAGCATAGAAGAGATCAAAACTCAATGCACAAACTACATCCTAGACCAGAAGCTAGGCTTGTTTCTCTGCTTTGGGCCACGATTAAATACATCAAAGTTACGCTTTGCAATGACTGGTCTGGCTGGTTTCTGAGAGTTCATCAAGGCTCTGCCTTCACCAGCACCTAAGAATAAATATTGAGCCGCATCGTGAACGTGGCTAAACATATTCTTGTCTGGTTTGTCTGCGTATCTCTCGCCACTAACTTCCATGCGCTTATACGCATAGCCACCTTCAAACCCCTTAATTAACTGAGGGCATCGTCTGTCTATTAGTAGTGCTGGCTTACCTTCGACCATCTTCGTCAACTGGGAGGAAACCGACTCTAGTCGGAGGTCAACAGAGTTGGAAGGCGCAGGAAACGCCTTCA